CATGCGCGAGTTGACGCGGCGGTGATTGCAGTAGGCGTCGAGCACGCCGCGGACGAACCGCTTGCGCTCCGCGGGCGCCTTGTTCTTCCACCCGGGAACGTGGTCGTGGTCCGTGTTCCACGTGACCCCGGCGCCCGTCTTGTGGCAGATGGGGCACCGCCAGTCCTGCGCCGCGAGCAGCGCGAGCCACTCATCGGCCGTTAGGCCGTAGCGGCGCAGGGTGGCGGCCCCCGGTGGCCTAATGCCGCGCCGGGCTGCCTCCCGCTCAAGGGCGGTCACTTCGGGCCGAACCGTGTGAGCGTGGGCTTCCTAACGATCCGGAAACCAGCGCGGTCGAGCGCCACGACGAACGCGGCCCACCACCACCTATCCCAGGGCCTCATGACCGCGGCTCCCACTTGGGCCTGTCGCCCATCCAGCCGAGCTCCAGCCCGGCGATGTCGCCCTTGGTGTCCCGAATCTCCCCCGTGAGGTAGAAGGGATTGGCGAACCGCGCGGCCTTATTGTTCTTCAGCGTGAACCGCGCGGGCTGGCCGGGCCGCCACTCCCCGGCCTTCTTCATGAGGATGGCGACGTCGACCTGTTGCCGCTTTGCGCTCGCGTCGCGAGGCTCGTCCTCCTGGGCGTAGCCCGTGTGGTCGATGACGACCACCGAGCAGTCGACCTCGTGCATGACGTGGCGCACGCGGCGGGCGAACTCGATGGCCTTGGCGTTGCCGTCCTCGCTGCGCGAGTTGAAGGCATGGCTGTACGTGTCGAACAGGAGAACGTCGCTGCCGCGGCCGTCGCCCCAATCGCTCTCGCGCCTGATCAGGTTCCCGATTTGGCGCGGGTCGTTGAAGTCGATCGGCTCGTTGGTCAGCCGGAAGTTCGTGGGGTCGGGGCGCCAGCGGCGCAACCGGCTCCGGTCGGTGGCGGGCGGGTTCTCCAGGCTGTAGAAGCTGGAACGGACGCCCTTGTGGCTGCCCTCGCAGAGCAGGCCCAGCCACGCCATGGACTTGGACGCCTCCGTGGCGCCGTAGACCAGCACGTAGGCGCGCACCGGTAGGACAGGCCACGCCAGGAACGGGAGCTCCGGCTCCTCGATGTTCCAGTCCATCCAGAACCGACCCTCGGCTTCCGGGTCGCCCAGCCCCTCGGCGATGCTGAGAACCTCGGCCTCTGGCCGGCGAGCGCCGGGCGGCGGCACGTCGTGGTTCTCGACACGCATGATGGGTTCGCGGACGTCGCGGATCCCGAAGGTCTCGATGTTGAGCGCCTCGGCCTTGATGCGTGCCTGGCGCGGGACGGCCATGCCCGCCTTCCAGCCGGACTCGATGGTGGCCTTCGCCTCGTGTACCTCCAGGCCCAGGCGCGGGGCCACGTTGGCCAGGTCGGTGAACACGCGCTTCCGGCTGATCTCGCCACCGGCCGCAAGCTGGGCCATGGCGAACGCCGCCTTGTTGAGGGCGTTGTTCCGCTCGCCCTCGGGTGCCGTGGCAAGGCGGCCCATCTCACGTTCGAGCGCGGCCAGGCCGTAGGGCGTTCCTTCCTCCCATGGGAAATACTTAGGCTCGCTGGCCTCGTCGCTCCCGTCCGCGACCTCGGGGACGACGATCTCCTCGAGGAGCCAGTCCGGCGCCGGTACGGGCGGGGCGTCGTTGACGAGCTTGTACCCCGTGCTCGGGGGCGCGATGACGTAGCCCTTGCCCGCCTTCTTGATGTCGACGCCCGGCCCCAGCTTGCCGCGCAGGGCCACGCCGTCTGGGAACGTGAAGTGGTAGTGCTGGCCGCCGCTCTTGGTCATGACGGTGCGCGTCGGCGGCAGGACGTTGCCACTCTCGCGGAACAGGGCCAGCGTCTTGTCGCCCCCGTTCCTCGGGTCCACGTCGAGGACGAACGTGCCCGGCGCGATGGCGGCGCCGATCATGCCGTCCCAGGTCCAGGCCCGGATGACCTCCTCATTCGTCGTTGCGTCGTGGAAGCCGTTGGGCGTCCGGGGTGCCTTGTCGTTGCCGCAAGGGAACACCCGGACGCCCTGGGCCGCCAGCTCCAGAGCGGGAGCCAGCAGGTCGGTCACGGCCGGTACTGCTCCGTGGTGCCGCCGCCCGAACTCCACGGGGCCGCGGCCATCAGGTGGCCGCGGTCGAGCATCGCCTGGCGAAGCTCGATGTGCTGCCGCACGTCACCGACCACTCGCTTCTTTGTGGCCTCGATGCCATCGGGGAGGAGGAGGTTGCCCTTCATCCAGAGCCCCGTGTTCATCCCGACCTTGGGGTGGCGTAGCTCATACATCGCCCCGAGGTTCTCCTGCGACTTACTGATGCCCTGGCCCTTGACTAGATCGAGCTTCGTGTCCTGGGTGTCCTTGGCCCCGAGCAGGGGCAGGCCCAGGCGCATGAGCGCGCCGTTCAGGAGCGGCAGGTCGAAGCCGCGGATGAAGTGGCCCGTGACGATGTCGGCCGCGTCGTAGGCGGCACGGAACCGCTCCAGCATCGCCGCCTCTTCGTCGAGAACGTTGCGGGGGTCGTACGACTCCCCGATCACGGCCACGTAGACCCGGCCGCGCTCGCCGATGAACTTCCAGGCGATGGCGGTGGGCTGCTTGGTGACCCAATCGCCGCCGTACCAGGCGATGGGGCGGCACTCACAGTCGAAGTCGAGGATGCGGATGCGGCCGGTGGTCTCCAGCCGCACGGCTACGCGCCCCTGATGACGTCGTTGAGCTCGGCCACCAACTCTTTGAGCTCGCCGCGCGCCATGGCATCGTCGAACTCTTCGAGCGTGTCCGGTAGAACGGCGTTGATCTCCTCGTCCGCCGCCAGCGAATGCTTCAGGCGGATGATGGTGCGCGCCGCCTTTGTCAGCTGGAACTTCTTCAGTTCAGCAGGCGTCTTCTTCTTCAAGACGTAACTCCAGTTCCTCGATCTGCCGCCGCTTGCGACGGATGCGCGCCCGTAGGCCCGCCCTCGTCCGCGCGTAGTTGGCCTTGGCGGGGTCCTCGTGATAGGCCGCCCTCTGCCGGGCACGGCGCTTCTCGGAGCACTCCCAGCCGTGGCCGGTGCGGTCCATGGGAAGGCCGTGGCACCGACATAGGGGCCGCCCGTGGGCGGCGGCCCCGCTGTCGTGCCCCGCCATCTACGCGCGCGCCGTGCGATCTTCCGGAATCAGCGCGTTACGCATGACGTCCTGGAGGGCGTCCCAAACGGTGTCGTCCTCCAGGTGCGCCGGGCAGGAACAACGCAGCGCCTCAAGGAGGTACTGCGTCTCCGCCTCGGTCAGTTCCAGCGTGACCGTGACGCCCGTGTGCGCGTAGCTGGCGCGGGCCACGCTACGCCTGCCTGATGATGATCGACTGGCCGACCTGCTCCAGCTTGACCACCACGTCGTCCGCGTCCTCGCGGTCGAGGTAGGCGGTCATCTGATTGAGCATCCGGTCGCGGCTTTCCACCGTGCCGATGGGGAACGCCAGGGCGCGCTCCCCGGCGTCCACGCCGTCGACACCCTCGGGGATGACGACCTTCGCGACGTAGCGCGGGCCGTACTTGTTCGCCTGGTCCTCGACCACCGCCGTGATCGGGAACGGCACGCCCTCGTCCATGAGGATCTTCTTCTCGGCGGCCTTGATGAAGTTCCCGCCGACTTCCTTGTATTCGTCCCAGAAAGCCACTAGGCTCCCTTCGCTCGTGCTGGCGGACGCGAGGCCCGCTTACTGACATTTGCGCGCGGCGGCGGGATGGACGATCCACCGTTCTCTCATCAAGAAGCGGCCGGGCGTTGGCCACGCCCGAGTCCCCAGCCTCTCCCGCCCTTAACGGACTGTCGGCCGCGCCTGGGTTCAGATGGTCGCGTAGCCGTTGGCGCGGCTCAGTTCGCAGCGCCGCCCGGCCGCGTCCTCGCGGAGGGCGTCGGTGTAGCCCTCCCCGTAGGCGGCACGCAGGGCGCAGGCCATCGCGCGGCGTTCCTCGTCGTCGAGGCTGTCCATCAGCGGGGCGTAGTGCATGAACACCCGCATCAGGCGCGTATCGACGTCAACCTCCAGGCGCTGGCGCCGGGCCGTGCGGTCGTCGCTCACGGGGATCTCCGCGTGGTTTCGGTGCGTACGTTCAGCGGACGAACCTCACGCCGCCGTACTCCAACGGCTCGACCTCGACCACCGGGAATCTCTCGAGAATCGGCTTGGGGTCGTGGATCGGGCAGCCTTTCGCGGTCGGCACGATTACGCGATCCGTCGCATGGGGGTAACGCTCCGCGTCCTGGCGGGCGCACTCACACAGCGAAGTCATGACGGCCGCCGAACGCCGTCCAGGCACGACTTCATCCGCGCCACCGTCAGGCATCCCAGGAACAGCTCGTACACGTCGTCCGGGAGCGTGAACACGGCCTTCTCGTACTTGCCGGATGCCGTGGGCCGCACGACGACGCCATGCCGGATCGGCTCGCCGTTGGGCGTCAGCGGCGCCTCGGTGCCGTCGTCCTGGCCAACGAAGTCGGCCCGGGCGTAGGCCACCAACTGGAGCGCCGTCTCGTCGTAGATCGCCTTCGACGTCTTGACGTCGAGGATGACGTTCTGGAGCGTGCCGCCGACACGCATACGCGCGATGAGGTCGGCCGTGCCCGCGTAGCCGTGCTGCCGCGAATAGACCGTCGACTCGCTCCAGTAGACCTCGGGCTCCTCGTCAGCGAGGAACTCCATCAGCCCGGCGATCATGGCCGCCGCCGACTTCCACATGCCGACCGGCACGCGGGCCTCTTTGAGCTGGCCCTCGATTGTCTCCTGGGACAGGGGCTTGCCTGCCAGGTACGCCTCCAGGGCGCCGTGGACGATGGTGCCGCGGTCGGCCTTGGTGCCGCTGTCGCGGAACCGTGCGCCCTTGATGTGGTCGATGGCCGCGCGCTCGTTGCCCTTGGCCAGCATGGCCGCCACGATGTCGTGATCGTCTACGGCGGCCTGCGCCGTCACCTTGGCGGCCCAGCCGATCAAGTGCGGCTTGGGCATCCCGCCGCCGATGGCCGACGTCACGCTGATGACCTCGAACTCGTGCGGCGGCAGCGGCGGCCAGGCGTATGTCCGTGGCGCGCCGAAGCTCTTGCCCTGGCGGGCCTGCGCGGGCTTGGTCACGTAAGCCCCTTGAGCGCGCAATACAGCGTGTTCAACTCTTCCGCCGCTGGGGTCTTGGCCCAGAGGATCTCGTAGAAGAGCACCGAGGCCAGCGCGCCCGCGCGCGACTCCGGTAGCGACAGCGTTATGACGCGCGTCGGCTCGGCCGCCGGGGGCGGCACCAGTTTGTTCTCGATGATGTCCAAGGGACTACTCCTCGGTGATGCCGAGGGTGCGGGCGGCCCGCTTCTCCTGAAGCTGCGCACGCCGCGCGTTCTCCTCGGCCAGGCTGCCGCACTCGACGATGTCGGTACGGAAGTAGCTCACGACGCTGATGCGCTCCGGGCTGACGAAGTCAGGGCCGGGGTCGCCGTGGATGATCTGCGGCTCGGTAGCGCCGAACGACGTGACGTCGATGGGGGCGAGCTCGCAGCGATGGCCCGGCTTCCGCAGAGCCTCGCCGCACTCGGCGCAGGTCATGGGCGTGTTGCCGTGCCACTCGTGGGCGTCCATGAGCAGGACGTCGCCGTCCTTCATGTCCACGCCGACGCCGTACTGCGGGAAGCTGAGCCAGCCGCCCTCGTAGGCGCCGCGCCGAATGCACCCCAGCGTCGAGAACCCGGCGTCCAGGTCGCCCTTGTCGGTGTGCAGGCCCGTGGGGTACGTGTTGTTCACCGTGATCGTGGTGAACGGCGTACCGGCGATGACCCAATCGGGCTCGGCGTTCTGCACGGCCACCATCTGCGCGGCGTACCGCTCGGGCACATGCTCCTCGAACAGGCGGGCGATGCGGTCGAAGTAGGGGAGCAGGCGCTCCCACTCGTTCACCTTCTGGGCGGTGAACGCGGTCAGGCGGCAATACTGCATCGGGCCGACCGCCTCGAAGCTCCCCAGGATCGAGGACATCACGGGCTGGGTGCGGAGCCGTGGCGAGTTGCCCCGCGTGCCACGCTCGCCGCCTGACGCATAGCCGCGGTTGTCCGTCGTCATGCGGATCTTGGTGAACTCGGGGTACGTCTCGGTGCCGACGTCGAGCGCCGCGCCCGGCAGGTACACGGCCAACGGCTTCCCGTTGGGCTTGAGCACGCGCGCCGGGCCTTCCAGCTTGACGCTCAGCATCTCCGGGTTGACCTGGGCGCCCTTGTATTTCTCGACCCACTCGTCCGACCGCTTCGTGCGAGCCCGGAACTCCAGGAGCTCCACGGCTCAGTCGCGGCTGATGCCGGCGAGCTCGAGCGCCGGGTAGGGGTCGCTTTCGTAGTCTCCCTCGATGGCGCTCTTGAACTCGCCGCCGAGGAAGCTGGCCAGGCAATGCGCCTTGGCCTCCGCGAGCAGCTCGCTCTCCTTGAACCTTAGGGTCACCGTCACCGCGACGTCGCGGTCAATGACAGGCGGGGTCGTTGCGTCGAACTTGATCACCGATGCCTCCTCGGTGTGGGGAGCAGGATCTCGTTCGCGCGCCGCGGGTTGAGCCGGAGCATGCCCGGCCACTTCTCCATGAGGTACGCGATCGTCTCCTGCTCAAGCTCGGCGGTGCGGTACGACACCGCGCCGCCCTCGTTCGTGTAGCGGCCGAAGCTCGGGGCGATGAAGTCGCACCGCGCGGCGCCGCCGTAGGTCATCCAGTGTTGGAGCGTGAAGTCATAGTCCTCCTTGAGCCGCAGGTTCTCGTCGAACCGCGGCGTGGAGGGCCGCACCGTGATGCAGGGGCACGGCACGAACTTCCGGGTGCTGACTCCGTCGCGGGCGAAGCCCACGTTGTCGGTGGGCGAGTTGCCGACGAGGTAGAGGCCCGTGGCGTCGAGCGCCGCGTCGTGGACCCGCATCACGGCGTACAGGTCGATGTCACGGGCCTCGTTGCGGGCACCGCCCTCGACCTTGGCGCGCACGCGCTTGAAGTCGTCATCGAGCATGGTGCAGGCCCGGCCCATGGCGAAGGCGTGCTCCAGCGCAATGTTCCGCTGCCGCGTCAGGTGGCGCGGAATGAACCCCGGTACGACGTTGGCACCTGCCGCCTCGTAGGCGGCGCGGTCCTCGTCAGGCACGACCCAGAAGATGTAGCCGCTGCCCTTGCCAATGGCCTCGTCCAGGTGGCCATACATGCGCGCCACGGCCGCGGGGCGCCCGGCGCTGATGATGTAGATGGAGCGGTCCATCAGTCCTCCAGGAGTTGACGCAGGCGCTCCACGAACAGAAGCGAGACGTTGCGCTCGGCCTGGGCGGCGGTGCGGTGGCCGTGTTCGTCGGTGTCGTAGACGACCTCCGAGTAGACAGTGATGCCGTTGAACGTGATGCGCGCCGGGCGTGCGTGAACTTCCGTCTCGGGCTCGCCCGTTTCGATGGCGAACATCAATGTCCCTTGGGTGGCTTGACCGTGACGCCCTGCGTCGCGGCCTCGACGAGCCGGCGAGCCTCGGCCAGGGTGATGCCCCTGGCCTTGGCTAGCGCGGCTGCCTTCTGCTCGATGGGCGGCTTCATGAGGCCCAGCTCATGCGGGTCACGAGAGCACCCGCCAGACGAGCAGGGCGCCCGCCGTGAGCCCGGCGGTGTAGGCCGCGAGCGTGATGGCGTTGCCCACCGTTGCCACGAGCCAGCCAAGAATCTGGAGGCGGCCCTCGGTGACGTACCAGGGCAGGAGGCGCTTCATCAGAGGGCCTCCACGGCCTCGACGATGGCGCGCTCCACGGTGTCCACCACGGACGCGGTGCTCCACGCCTTCTGGAGCGTGGCCACCTTCTCGCCGAACGCCTGGGCGCGGCTGACGGTCATGAGCATGACCACGTCGCGCATCGGCTCCGCGGCGGGCTTGGCCTTGGCCGGTGCCTTCTTGAGCCCCGCCTCGGGCGGCGCCTGCTTGACGATGTCGCCGGTGTCGGTGCCCGCCGCCATGTTGGCGCCGGTCGCGTCGGCCAGCGTCTCGACGTAGTCCAGGTCGAACCCGGTGCCGTCGAGGTCGTCGATGCCCTCCAGGAGGTTCAGGAGCTGCTCGCTGTCGTACTTGGCGCGGTCGCTTGTGCGGTTGTCCGCGGCGAGGTACGCCTCGGCCGTCTCGTCGTCCATCTCCAGGAGCACGGCCGCGATCTGATCCCAGCCGAGCTTCTCCTTCGCGGCGAGGCGCGTACCGTTGCCCGCCACGACGTAGCCCGTGGACTTCTGGACGATGATCGGCTTGGTCTGGCCGAACCGCTCCAGCGAGCCGGCGATCGCGTCCAGGTCGTGGACGCGCGGGTTCTTGGGGTGCTGCTCGACCGTGTCGATGCCGATGAACTCGATGGCGAGCTCGCTCACGACTGATCCTCGGCAACGCCCGCGTCTGCGAGCTCCTGGATGACGCCATAGACAGCGCGGTTCTCGTAGCGGGCGCCAGCCGCGCTAGGGGCTGCCAGGACGGCGTGGACGGCCCTGGCCTCCTCGGTCGTCATATCGAGCGTGTAGCCCGTTACCGGGGCCTCGCCCCGATGGATCGTGACGATGCTCATTTCGGCTCCTTTCCGAGCGTCCAGCCCTCCAGGTCGTAAGACCATGGGAGGTCGTGGGACTCGCCCTCGTCGTCTACGAAGGTCGTGGTGGTGGTCATGCCGTTGAGGCCGTACAGCGCTCCGATGCCGGTGCCCGCGTACATGCGGATGTCGGTGGGCGCCGCCTCCGGGTAGGGCAGCGGGTCGTAGATGCGCGCCCCCATGAGGGCGATGTCCTCCTCCTGGGCCGCCAGCGCCGCCGCGGCGGCACGGGCCTCGTCCTCCGCCTGGCGCTCCTGCGCCTCGGCGTAGGCGTACGCGAAGGCGCCGTGCGGCGCGTCCTCGCCCGGCAGGAGATCGTCCATGAGGTTCACGCCGCTTCCCGCAGGCCGCGGAAGTCGTCGCCCGCGCTGGCGGCCCGTGTCTTGGCGTCGGCCCGATGTCCCTCGCAGCATCCGCTCGTCGAGTCGAACGCGGGGTGGCCGTGGTAGGCCGACTGCGGGTTGGCGGTCACGACGCCGCGGCACGCGCCGACGTTGCGCACGCCCTCGTAGAAGCAGGCCACTAGACCCACGACCAGCAGTAGGCGAAGTCGACGACCAGCGTAAGGCCGTGGGCCGTGGCGAGCAGGTCGAGCAGTTCCACGAACAGCCCCACGTCCTTGGCGTGGGCGTCGTGGAGGCGCTGGGCGCCGAGCAGGAACTTCGGGTCGACGTCCCGGAAGTGACCGCGCAGGGACGGTGACAGTTTCAGCACGCCCTCGATGCTCTTGCCTTCGATACGCGGGTCGTACAGATCGTCGGGGATCAGGCACCCGACGGCGCACTTGGCGCCATCGGTGGTGCGGTACCCGCAGCGCGGGTAAGGGGTGACTTCCTCGACGGCGAGTGTGGCGTCGGGCTCGTTGAAATACGCCCGGATGGACTCGTACGCTTCCTGCGTGGTCATGACTTGCCCTCCTTGGCTCGGGCACGGGCAACGGCGCGCTCCACGGCCTTGTGCTCCAGGCGCAACAGGCGCCCCAGCAAGGCCAGGTTGGAGCCGTCGTTCAGCAGCGCAAGCAGCCGGGCGTCGATGGCATCCCGGAGCGCTAGGCGTGCGGACGGAAGGCGCCCGCCCGTGCTATAGACAGAATGGACCTGCTCGGCCGTGAACCCCAGCTCGTCCTCCAGCAAGGCCGCGACGAGCGCGTGGTCCACGTACTCGTCGGGGTGGAGAACAGTGTGCTGGTTCACCGCGTGCGAGTGGACGCCGCCTCTGGCCCCGTCCTTCGCGGTCACTACGGCCCAGCCGCCATCACGAAGGAACTCCTGGGCCTGCGCGCCAGCGGCGCTCAGCTCCAGGCGGTGGATTGGCCCGGTCGGGGCATCGCTGTCCCGGCGGAGGCTCTGTAGAAGCCGCCCGTGGTTTGCACCGCCGGGAGGTTCCTGCATCAGTTGGGCTAGCTCGCTCATGGCGGCGTGCCGCAACCGCGCCCCCACTTCCGGGGGCCGTGTGCAGGACGGGCGGTTTGGAGCGCCTACACCGCGGGCAGACGCCTCGCGTGCGCTACTCTCTGGACAGGCCGACAGGTGGGGAGTTGCACCCGCCTGACCCGGGCCGTAGTGTGAGCTAACACCAGGACCAGGGAGGCCCTGGGGTATGTCCTGCTCCGCCGTTGCCTCGGCGGAAACCGCTGACGGTTGCACCCGTCGGCTCCCTTCTGACCCACGCCTTGCCGGGCGGGGGCGAACTCAGAGGGATCAGGGTCTCCCTTCGCAACCCCGTCCCTCTTGATGGACGGGACCAGGAGTCATCAGGCGTTGCCGCGCCTGATCGCTAGACCCCTGGCGTTACCCGGGACGCGTGCGGGCGTTTGCCTACGCCCGCCGCGGCGTTACGTGAAACCGCGCTGGCGGCCCGCGCTCAGCCGACGCCGTTGCGGCCGTGACCGCCGAGCATGGCCCAACGGAGCCGCTTGAGACGCGAAGTCCCAAACGCGCCAGGTGTAACGACGTCGGTGCGTTGACCGGCAAGCGGAAGGTGCAGTACGTATATGGCGGGCAACGCTGACTCAAACTAGCGTCCATCCGTGCGCCGCCAATGACTCCAAAGGGGTAGATATTGTTTGAGGTATCCGCGCCACCCGGCAGGCGGGTACGCGTCGGCGCTTCCGGACATGAAGGCCCTCTCGGTTGTGGGAGAGACGTGAGGCGTCCTAGGGAACGACGGCTCCGGGAAAGGGGTCCCGCCGTGGGACCCCAACCCGCAGACGTCGCGCCTACGCGACCTGCTTGGCGAGCCAGGCGATCACGGTGGCCGCGCCCTTGGCGTTGCCGCCCGTGACGTGCATCGTGGCGCGGCGGCCCTTGATCTCGAGCTTGCCCGCGACGGTCTTGGGCGCGCCCTCCACGGCCTCGGCCGCGATGCTGAGCACGAACCCGTCCTTGCGATCGTCGGCGTAGGCCAGGGTCTTGCCGCTGGCCCGCAGGCGGGCTGTCGGGGTCTTGGCGGCACGGACGGCCTCGACGCCGTCGATGCCCTTGACGAACTCCTCGGCGGTGATCGCCTCGGCGGGGTTGCTCTTGATGGTGCCCTTCGCGATGCTTGTGGCGGCCACGGTGGCCTCCTTCCTGGAGGCGGTGGCCTCCGTGGTGGGGGTGGTGACGGCCGCGACGGCCGCCTGCTTGCTCTCCGCGTATTCCACGCGGTACGTCTCGGGCTTGGCGGGGTCGCCGATCTCGGCGCGCCACTTGTTGGGGCCTGGGAGGAGGAAGGCGGCGGGTGTCACATGCCCCACGACCTCGCCGCCTACCAGGATCTTGTCGTGCTTGACCTGTACCTTCATACTGGTGCCTCCCGTCAAGTGTGTCTGGACGTTGTTCACAACGCGAACGATACTCGTCTCTTCGCGAGGCGCAAGTGACGGTTTGCAGGCACTTTCGGTAAGAAGCTGCTCGACGGCGCGCTTGGCGCGTGCCAGCGTCAGGGCAACGCCCGTCACGGGCTTGGCCCTGCCGTCACGCAGGCCGTACTCGAAGCCGCTGGCCCGCTTCGGGTTCACGAAGCCAAGCGCCCCGTCCCGGCCGAGCGCGCTCCAGCCGCCGCCCGTCATGGGGCTTACCTTGCGCCACGTCACTTTCACCTCGCGCGCGCGATTCTCTTCGCGCCGTGCGCGGAACTCGGCGAAGGCGGTGTCGTGGCTGCCGGTCATGACTGCACCCGACCAAGCCGGTCTATCTTCGGCCAGTAGATTCCGCCGGACGGGTGAGCCGTCGCGACCCGAACCTCAGCGAATGGGCGCCACTTTGGGTCGAGTTCGTCGTATGCGTCCCACACGCGCGTAAGGGACTTAAAGCGCCGCTGAGCCGGTTCGTCTTCGGACCCTGAGTCCACGGTCAGGACGTAGCGAAAGGCCGGAAACGGCGACGTGCTCTTCATTAGAACCTCCCTTTGCGAATGGCACGGCCGTCTGCGCTGACGCGGGCCGCGCGGAATAGGCCACGGGTCAAGCTCATGATCGCTCCGGGGGCAACAAGTCAAGCGCCCTGATCATGTTCCACATGGCCTCGTATGCCTCGCCCTTCGTGTTCCCCGTCGTCAGGGTGCGGATCAGCCACCCCTCGGTGTCCGGCTCGTCGATCCCGATGTAGCCGTAGCGGTGCTCCACGACGACCCGGGCTCCACTCCCGTGGGCCTCCAGCCGCGCGTTGAGGTTGGCGGCCACGGCCTCCAGGTCTGCGTTTGTCGTGCGACCCATCGTGCCTCCCATCTGGTGCGTACTCTGGCTGTTCACACCACGAACGATACATCGGTTCGCAATCTACGCAAGTGACAAAATGCCGGAGCCGCCCTCCGATCCCGACCCTCCATGATTCGCCCTGGCCCCTTGGCGGTGGCACGCCCCCACTTCTCACATACTCAGTGGCCGCCGCTCGCCGCTCGCCGCACTAACACTCGGTACGAGCGTTTGCTCTGGAGAAACGTAGTTCGATAATCAACACTCGTACAGGTACCGGCCTCCGATCTCCGATCCCCACGCATCCCGCCTCGGGCGCCGCTCGTAGGATCGCGTGGGGTCGCGTTGGTCACCTGCGCAGCCCCGCAGGGCCACGGGATCGCGTCGGGCCTTGGTCATGGCTTAGCCCCGCAGGGCTAGCGTCCAGCTCAGTAGTGGACTGGCACGCAGAAAGGCACGCCGGGCTAAGTTAGACGCCCGCCTCCGCCCGTAGAAGTGGGGGCGTGCATGCGGCAAGTCGCCAGGGGTAATAACGCGCCCGCGCGTAAGCGCGCAAACCCGGATGCCAAGCGCCGGACCAACGTGGGCAACACTTCGAAGATAGGGCGGGATGGGTAGCCCAACGTAGAGGCAGCCCGACAAGGGAGAGTCCGCGGAAGCCGTGCGCATTCGCGGTAGTGCCGGTTCGAGTCCGGCCCCATCCCCACCCCAGGCAGGGCTCGCCCTTTGAACGCCGGGCGGCTTGCACGACGCGGCTTAGTAGCGCGCCTGCCTACACGCACGGGCGCGGGCGGTGTGGCCACGCAGCAAAGGCCCCACCGATGAGGGATTCGGCACCGCCCGCCACCCCAACGGAGGGCGCCATGGCGTTCACGCTCGCAAGCTGGGCCATCCTCGCCTTGACGGCGTTCTGGCTCCTGGAGCATTACACCGATTGGCGGCGCTGAACCTTGTCCTTCTGGGACGAGCACGCCGCCGCCGAGCAAGAACGCGCCGACCAGTGGCTCGATGTTGCGCCCGCCTTGTGCGGGCTATGCGACGTTGTCAAGCGCGGCGTGCTGCTCGGCGTCTGCATTGAGTGCTTCGCAGCCTGGGAGACTGAGCATGACCGAGCCGCTGTACGACATAGACCAGCCGACGCAGGCCAAGATCGTGGCCTGGCGCGAGCAGGTGTTCGAGAGGCTGGGCTTCAACGTGCTCAAAGGTCGCGCCCTGGCTATGCGCCGCGACATTGACACGCACGCCGTAGCGCACGCGCTCGAAGGCGGCGCCACCCACGCGCAGGCGCTAGGGATCTTCTTGTGAGCACACTCCACCTGATCAGCGATGACCTCGATGAGCAGGCGGTCGGCAGGTGGGCCGCCGAGAGCGTGCGGAGGTTGGAGCGGTTGCTCCTCGCTCACGCGCGGTTCCAGGAGTACCTCGCCAGCCGGGACCCCCGGGTCTAGGCGACAGAGGTAAGGGCACGCAGATAGGCAGGCAGCGCGCCAAGCCGCGCCGCCCCGGCCGCGCACGCGCCGCCTGTTACCTACCTAGTAAGAGCACGCACTCACGACCTGCCCAAGCGTGCGCCGCGAAAGCCGCCGCGCCTCGCGCAGAGCCAATGTGGTAGGGGGTGGGGGATCACCACTAGAGGCCCTGTCCTCTTCGCACCCGCCGCGTTCCGAAATAACCCCCCGGACGTTTTAGTCCTGACTTTTCCGGAGCCGCAGGGTCCGCGCGCAAGGCGCTCAGACGGACTGGAGGGCCATGGCGGCATCACGCAGGCACCAAAAGAAGGCCCCCAAGGCGCAGCGCGGCTACGGCCGCGAGCACGGGCGGCTCCGCAAGCAGGTCGAGCAGGTCGTGGCCGTGGGCGCCGCGGTCTGCGCGCGGTGCGGCGGGGCCATTCTGCCCGGCGACCCCTGGGACCTCGATCACACGGACGACAGGAGCGGTTACCTTGGCCCGTCACACGCAGGATGCAACCGCGGAAAGCGCGCCGCAGGTCAGCGACCCGCTCGCACTTCGCGCGAGTGGTGACCTGACGGAAGACGAGGCGGTCGAGGCCGCGCTTGCCCGCCTGCACGAGGCCGGGGTCGGCCCGGTAGCCGCCGCCACGCTCATGGAGCTGGCGGCCCTCGGCGTGGACCCGCGCCTTTCTACGTTGGGCGCGATGGCCATGGAGCTGGCGCGCCAGATGGACAGCCGCAACTCGGCCACCGCGAAGTCGATGTGCGCCGGGCGACTGCAAGACGCCATGGACCGCCTCATGGAGCTCAACCCACCCGCCGCGGAGGCCACCCCACTTGACGAGATCAACGCGCGCCGTGAGGCAAGGCTCGCAGCGGCCGAGGATCGAGTGGGTAGCGCCGGGAGCGCCGAATCCTGACGCCGACGCGGTGCTCGAACTATGCGAGGCGGTCGGCTTCACGCTCGACCCCTGGCAGCAGTACGCGCTCCGCAAGTCGCTTCTCCGTGACGAAACCACCGCCCGCTGGGCGGCCATGGAGGTCGGCCTCGTGCTGCCTCGCCAGAACGGCAAGAACGCCGTACTGGAGGCTCGCCAGCTAGGCGGTCTGTTCGTCCTGGGTGACCGCTTCCAGGTCCATAGCGCCCACCTTTTCGACACGAGCATGGAGGCGTTCCGGCGCCTCTGCTTCTGGATCGAGAATACGCCTTGGCTCGACTCGCAGAAGCGGCGCACATCGCAGTCGCATGGCGCCGAGGGCATTGAGCTCAAGAACGGCCAGCGCATCCGCTTCCGCACGCGCACCAAGGGCGGCGGGCGCGGTTTCACGGCCGACACGCTCTACCTCGACGAGGCCATGATTCTGGCGCTGGCCGCGCACGGCTCGCTCTTCCCGACGCTGTCCGCGCGCCCCAACCCGCAGATCTACTACACCGGCTCGCCGGTCGACCGCCTCATCCACGACGACGGCATCGTGCTGTCGCGCCTACGCGCCCGCGGCGTGAAAGGCGGCGACCCGCGCCTGACCTACATGGAGTGGAGCGTAGAGGGCGAAGACCCCGAGGCCATCGACCCGCGCATCACGGGCGACCCCGCCCATTGGGCCGTGGCCAACCCCGGCATGGGCCTCCGCATCATGGAGGACTACATCGCCACCGAGCAGCGCGCCCTCGGGCCGCGCGAGTTCGCCGTGGAGCGCCTGGGTGTGGGCGACTGGTTCATGGAGGAGGAGTCGTCGGTCATCGACCTCGACCTCTGGGACTCGCTCTGCGACACCCACTCCACGATCATCGGCACGCCGACCTTCGCGTTTGACGTCAGCCCAGACCGCGCCCACGGGACCATCACCGTGTCCGGCCGGCGACCCGACGGCCTGCGTCACACCGAGATCGCGGCGCAGGATCGCGGCGCTGGATGGATCACCGGGTGGTTCCCGGAGCGCATCGCAACCCGCTACCGCGGCGCCAAGGTCATCACTGACGGCCGCGGCCCCGGAGCCTCGCTCATTCCGGAACTGGAGCGGCGCGGCGTAAAGGTCACGACCGTTGACGCGGGTGAATACGCCAAGTCGTGCGGCGAGTTCGTAGACACCGTGACCGAGGCGCGCCTGCGCCACATGGGCCAGGCCCCGCTACGCGCGGCCCTGCGCGGCGCCACCACCCGCCCCCTGGGCGACGGTGCCTGGGCCTGGTCGCGTCGCGGGTCGGGCGTGAACATCACGCCGCTCGTGGCGGCCACGCTCTCGACCTGGGGCGCCGCCGAGGAGCGGAAGGTCTACCGGCGCGGCGGCTTCGCCTAGCGCCCCGCGAAGAACACGGAGGACGGCGCCTTGGCGCAAGCAGACATCTCGACCCCCGGCTCGCCGTACTGGTGGCTCGACCTCCTGGAGCGGCGCCAGCTTATGCGGCGCGCCGGGCTCCAGACCATGGAGTCCTACTACAGCGGTGACCACCCGCTGCCGTTCCTCACCGATGCGCACCGCGCCAAGATGCGCGACGAGTTCCGGCGGCTCCTGGAGGAGTCGCAGTCGAACTTCATGCGCCTGGTCGTGGACGCGCCGGAGGAGAGGCTGGAAGTCGACGGCTGGACCACGGGTGGCGAGGACGAAGGCGACGGCAGGCCGGTCGACAGGGAGGCCGAGGCCATCTGGGTTGCCAACGACATGGCCTCGCTTTCCCAGGTGGCCTTCCTGGAGGCGCTGATCAAGGGAATGTCGTATCTCACCGTCTGGGAGGACCTGAACGGCCCGACCATCAGCGTCGAGGACCCGCTGGAGACAATCGTGGCCTACGTGCCCGGCTCCGCGATGCAGAAGCGCGCGGCGGGGGCCAAGTTCTGGATCGACGACCTGACGGGCGACGCCCGGGCGAATGTCCACCTGCCCGACCGCATCGTGCGGTTCCGCGGCGCCGGTTCGCTCCTCGCGCCCTCCACCACCCAGACGGCGGCCAACGCCCTGGAGTGGGAGGCGGTCAACGCCCGCTGGGAGATGCTCGATATCGACGCCGTGGTACCCAACCCCCTGGGCGTCGTGAACATCGTCCCGCTCCGCAACCGGCCGCGGCTCCTGCTCGAAGGCGAGAGCGAGATCGCGGACGTCTGGAAGATCCAGCAGCAGATCAACGGCTTCCTGTTCCTGCTCGCGCTGGCCGGGTACTTCGGTGCCCATAAGCAGCGTTGGGCCGTGGGGCTCACGCTCCACGAGGACAGCGCGGGCAAGCCTGTCGAGCCGTTCGACGTTGCGATCGACCGCCTGATCTACGACGAGAACCCGAACGCCAAGTTCGGCGAGTTCCGCGAGACCAGTCTCGAGGGCTACATCAAGGCCATCGAGCAGAAGGTGGCGCACATCGCCACCACGACGCGGACGCCGCGGCACTACCTCAACGAGTCGGGCCAGAGCCCGTCGGGTGACGCAATCCGCTCGGCCGAGTCGGGCCTGGTCAAGAAGGTGCTCCGCAAGCAGCGCACGTTCGGCCAGGGCCTCGAAGAGGCGATGCACCTGGCGCGCATCATGGGCGGCGAGAAGAACCCGCCGCGCGCCCAGGTCGTATGGGCATCCCCGCAGACCGACGAGGAGTCGGCACTGACGGACGCCGTGCTCAAGCAGTTCGGCGCCAACCTCATCGACCAGCACACGGCCCTTAAGAAGCTGGGCTACTCGAACAACGAGGCCACGGCGATCATCGCGAGCACGCCCCAGAACGTGCCCGCGGCGCCGCCCCTCAAGCAGGAGCCCACCACGTCCGGCGCGCAGGACGGCGGGGAACAGCCCTAAAGGCACCCCGCGGCGCGGCGCGACCCCGAGGCCCACCCACGGGCCTCCATCTCACCACTCCATATGGAGGACACCACGGCATGAGCCGGTTCAGCATGATCGACTTCGCCCCCGACGCGGGCGAAGGTGCAGGAGAAGGCGGCGGCACGGGCGAGGGCACGGCCGAGGGCGAAGGCGCCCAGGCGGCAGCCGCGACCGAGGGCGCAGCCTCGACGTTCACGCAGACCGATGTCGACCGCATCGTCCAGGAGCGCCTCGGTCGTCAGAAGGCGCAATTCAAGGACTACGACGACCTCAAGGCCAAGGCGGCCGAGTTCGACAAGATCGCGGAGTCGCAGAAGAGCGAGCTCCAGAAGGCGCAGGAGCGCGCGGAGGCAGCAGAGGCCAAGGCGGCCGAGGTCGAGGCGCGGGCGAAGAACCTGCTCACCGACGCGGCCATCACGGCGGCGGCCACCGGCAAGCTGGCCGACCCCACCGACGCGCTCGCGATGCTCGACCGCGGCTCCATCGAGTACGGCGAGGACGGCTCGCCCACGAACATCGGCTCCCTCGTGGAGGCCCTCGTGGAGTCCAAGCCTCACCTGGCCGCAGGCGGTCAGCGCAGGGTCGTCGACCTGAATCAGGGCGCCCAGGGTGGCGCGGGTCGGTCGCTTGACGACGCCGCGCTGATGGGCCTGAACGACGCCGACTTCCTCAAGGCGCTCGGCCAGTAGTACCCACGCCCCTCGGGGCGGCAGCACCCGGAGGCACGGCCCCAGGCCGTTCCCGCGCGAACGCCCGCGCGCCTCAAAGGACGGATCTCACGCGCCCAGCGCGGTTCACAGCGACGCCCCAAGCCTGGGGCGCCAGCACCGAATCCGAAAGGAGAAGTTAGGTGGCTATCACCAACTTCAAGCCGGAGATCTGGTCGCGTGCGATCCTGCTCACCCTCCGGAACAAGCTCGTCTTCGGGTCCCTCTGCAACCGGGACTATGAGGGCGACATTCGCTCGGCCGGCGACACGGTCCACATCATCAACTTCGCGGACCCGACGATCTCCGACTACGCGGCGTACGGAACGCTGACGTGGGAGGAGCTCTCGGACAACGACCGCACACTGGTCGTGGACCAGGCCAAGTCGTTCAGCTTCAAGGTGGACGACATCGACCGCAAGCAGGCGCTGCCGGGCTTCATCGCCACGGCGTCGACTTACGCGGCCTACGGCCTGGCGAAGGCGATGGACACGTACATCTCCGGCGCCATGAAGGCGGCGGCGACGAACGACGTGGGCGCCCTCACGGTCAACTCGGCCGACTCGGCGTACCAGCTCCTGCTCAAGCTGCGCGCCGAGCTCGCCAAGGCGGGCGTGCCGGACGACGGCCGCTGGGTCACCGTCCCGACCGACGTCTACTCGTACCTGCTCCAGGACGATCGCTTCGTGCGGTCGGACGCGGCGCCGGGCACGACCGTCCGCACCGGCTTCATCGGCCGCGCGCTCGGCATGGACGTCTACGAGTCGCAGACGGTGCCGAACGACGCGACCGCGGTGGCCCCGGCGACGGGCGTGTTCACCGTGATGGCAGGGCATAACATCGCCTGCACCCTCGCGGAGCAGATCGTCGAGACCGAGGCCCTGCGCCTGATCGACACGATCGGCGACGGCGTCCGCGGCCTCCACGTGTACGGCGCCAAGGTGGCCCGTCCGGAGGCCCTGGCCAAGGCGGAGGTCACGGTCGACTAGTCGACCCGGCCCGATGACGACGGAGGCCAACGGCCCTAGGCCCGCGGCCTCCGTCGCAGCCCCCTAGGAGGGAGCAAAGCATGGCGAAGTTCAGCGGCCGTGACGTCAGCGTCACGATCAACGCCGTCGACCTGAGCGACCACGTCAAGTCGGTTACGACCAACGAGAAGTGGGACGACCAGGACGTCACCGGCATGGGGGCGGGGGCCAAGGAGCATCTGCTCGGCATTCCCGACGCCTCAATGACCATCGAGTTCTTCCAGGACTTCGACGCGGGGTCGGTCAACGCCACCCTGGCGCCCCTGAAGGGCTCCAACACGCCGTTCCCCATCGTGGTCAAGCCGACCTCGGCGGCGGTCTCGGCGACGAACCCGTCCTACACGATGCAGGCACTCCTCCCGGAGTATTCCGCGCTCGACGTCAGCGTCGGCGCGGCCTCGACCGTCAAGGTCGGGTTCGTGAACGGCGACCCGAGCGGCATCGTCGAGGCGACGAGCTAACCCTCGGCGCCTGGGGCATCGCGGGCCGCGCCTCACCCAAGCGGCCCGCACTCATCTTCAAGGGAGTCCAGTGGCGAACGAATACATCACCAGCGCCGAACTGAAGGCTGCGATCCAGGTCACCGGCACCGTCATGGACGACGACCTGAACCGCGCCATCGGGGCCGCGTCGCGCGCCGTCGAGAAGGCGTGCAGCCGCCGCGGCCTGCGCCGCTTCTGGGCCGACACGGCATACGCGGAGCGCATCTACACGCCACGCGATCCCGACCTCCTCGAGATCCACGACGCGTTCGACATTCAGCTCGTGGAGAGCGACGAGGACGGCGACGGCACCTACGAGCGCGTGTGGGACGCCAGCGAGTGGCTCCCCATCCCGCTCAATGCCGCGATCGACGGCGAACCGTGGACCGCGATCCAGTGGCGCAGCGCCGTCACCCCGGCGGCCACGAAGGGCAGCGGCTTCCCGGACGGCGTGCTCGCGGGCGTTCGCGTCACAGCGAAGTACGGCTGGGAGAGCATCCCGGAGTTCGTGCCCCAGGCCACGCTCCTGATCGCCTCGCGCCTCGCCAAGCGGTCGCGGGAGGCCCCGTTCGCGGTGGTGGGCTTCGGCATAGACCAGGCGGCGGTCCACATCGCCAAGACCGACCCGGACGTGGCGGGCCTCATTCACGACTACGTTCGTGACACGAGCGCCCGCTCTATCCGCCTCGGCTAATGGCCTACGACATCAAGGCCATCCGCGAGGGGCTGGCGGCGGCCCTCCAGCCACTCGTCACAGACGGCACGCTGACCACGGCCTCGCCCTACGCGCTGACCAACCCCATGACGCCGTGCGCCATGGTCATGGTCGGCCCAACGAAGTTCGACGAGGGCGTGGAAACAGACACCCTCACGTTCACGGTGGCCGTGCTGACCGGCATGGCCTCGGAGCAGGCGGCCCAAGAAGCGATGGACGCACTCCTGGGTCGTGCCGCCGATTCTGTGAAGGCGCTCATCGAGGCCGACACGACGCTGGGCGGTGTGTGCGATGAGGCCCGCGTGACGGAAGCCTCCGCGCAGCGCCCCTACGCGCTCGACACCGCGTCGGGCACCGCCACGGCGCCCTACCTGGGCTGCGAGTGGACCGTCGAGGTCCTGACGTGAGCGGCCGTCACCCCTGGCCCCAAGGAGGAAGAACATGGCGTGTTATCGCGTGACCTCGAAGCAGCACGTACTCGGCCACGAGCCGGGCGCCGAGTTCGAGGCCGACATTCCCGAAGTGCAGGCGGCCAGGCTCCTGGCCGGTGGCGCCCTGGAGCTCGTGGCCGGACCGGCCGACCCCGGCGAGCCCGAGCCCAAGCCTGAGGAGTAGGACGTGCCGCCGCTCGCGGGCGTCCAGGTTGAGGGCTACCGCGAGCTGATGCGCTCTTTCGCGCTGATCTCGGACGAGCTCAAGCTCGGCCTCCGATACAAGCTGGCCGAGGCAGCATCCCCCGCGGGCGCGCGGGCGGCGCAATATGCCTACGACCGTATCCGCAACATGGGCGAGCGTTGGTCGCGCATGAAGATCGGCGTCAGCGCGACGGCGGTCTACCTGGCACCGGCCTCGCGGCGCCGCCGCGGTTCCCCACGCCCCAACCTGGGGCCGCTCCTCTTGAAGGAGTCGATGCTTCCCGCGGCCACCGAGCAGATGCCGGTGGTCAGGGAGAACCTGGACGCCTGGCTCACCGAGCTAGGCGAGGGCCAGGGCTTCTAACGAAAGGACAAACCCACGTGTCCCTACTGAAGTTCACGCTGGAGGGCGCGGGCGCGCTCGACGGCGACTACGAGGTCACCCACTTCCCGACGACGCGCGAGCTCGTGGCGTTCCGCAAGGACGCGGGCCTCAGCCCGTCAGACCTCCAGGAGGTCTTCGAGGAGGGTGGCGTCGAGCAGCTTCCGATGTTCGCCTGGGTCGTGCAATACCGCGCCGGGCGCAAGGATCTTGCCCGCCAGGTGCTCGACCTCCCGTACGACCTCTGGAGCGGCATCAGCGCCGAGGAGCCGGAGGGCGAGGGCGAGCCGGAGGACCCTACCGCAGAGAGCGCCTCCGCCTAAAGGACGAACGCGCGAACCGAGCCTTGTGGCAAGGCTTCAAGGCCCGGTTCGGTCCCGTCGGCCTTGAACCGGCGTCCTACTGGTTCCCCGCGCTCGGGAACGCACGGCACGGCCCCGGCCTTGGCCCGGGAGACATTGGCGATCTCAGCCCCCAGCAACTCAACGAGTGCTGGGAGTTCATGGAGGACCTGGCGGGCTGACGCCCAGAGGGGAGCAAGGTGGCGAAGGAACTTCGCGTAATCATCGCGGGTGACTCGACGGCCCTCCAGGCCGCGCTTGCGCGCGCCAGCGGAGCGACGGCGAGCTTCGCCGGGACCGTGAGCCGCGTCGGCTCGCGTATCTCGGGGCTGGGTCATACGATGACCACCCACCTGACGCTCCCCATAGTGGGCCTTGGCGCGCTGTCCACCAAGGCGGCCATCGACTTCCAGAACGCGATGGAGCTCCTGCATACGCAGGCCCAGCTCCCGCAGAAGGACATCGCGGGCCTGTCGAAGGCAGTCCTCGCTCTCGCAGGCCCCACGGCAACCGCACCCGACGTACTGGCCACCGGCCTCTACCACCTGGCCTCGAACGGCCTGCGTGGAGCCCAGGCCCTCGGCGCCCTGCGCGTCTCGGCCGAGCTCGCCAAGATGGGGCAGGCCGACCTGGAGGACACGACGAACGCGCTTGGCGCCGTCATTGCCTCCAAGATCGGCGGGATCACGAGCTACAGCCAGGCGGTCGGCCAGTTGAACGCGACGGTCGGCGCTGGCGATATGCACATGCAGGACCTGGCCGATGCGATGAGCACCGGCCTCGCCGCGAAGATGGCCGTGGCCCACGTGTCGATCACCGACATGAACGCGGCCCTGGCCGTATTCGGTGACAACAACATTCGCGGCGCCCATGCGGGCACCCTGCTCGCCTCGACCATCCGCGTGATGGAGGGGCCTTCGGGCGCCGCCCAGAAGAAGATGGCCAAGCTGGGCATCAGCGCCCAGGAGCTCGGCGTCAAGATCACCGGCCCCGGCGGCCTCGTCTCCGCGATCTCGTACCTCGACGAGAAGCTGGCAGGCAAGACGCACGCCGAGAAGTACGCCGCCCTGACCCAGATGTTCGGGTCGAAGCAGGCGGGCGGTGTGCTCATCCTCATCGACCAGTTGGAGCGCCTCAAGCAGAAGGAAGAGGCGGTGCGCCAGGGCGGGCAGAAGTTCGCCGCCGACTGGACCGCGTACACGAAGACCGCTGCCTACCACCTGGCCAGCATGGGGGCGGCGATGCAGGCTTCTGGAGTCACGATCGGTGACATCCTCTTGCCGATCGTCTCGGAGCTGACGAACAAGATCGCCAGCGCCGTTCAGTGGTTCGACGGCCTGAGCGCCAGCACCAAGAAGTTCATCCTCATCGGCGCTGGCGTTGCCGCGGCCATCGGGCCGGTGCTCTCGGTTCTCGGTTCGCTTGTCTCGTTCGTGGGCGCACTCGCAGGACTGAGTGCTGTGGCGGCCACCATCCTCGGCGTTGCCGCGGCCGTGGTGGTCGTGGGCGGCGCCATCGCGGCGGCCGTCATCTGGCCCAAGCAGTTCGAGGCTCTCCTGGAGAAGCTGGGCCTGTCGGCCTCCCAGGCGGCCACGGTCATCCACGTACTCCAGCAGGCGTTCGCTGACATCAAGGCCGTGGTGCAAGTCGCCGTCCAGGTGGTCGAGGCCCTCTGGGCGCAGTTCGGCGGCATCATCCTGGCCCAGGCCCGGACCGTGTGGAACACGATCTCGGGCGTCATCCAGGGCGCGCTGAACATCATCCGCGGCCTGGTCAACGTGTTCGCGGGGCTCTACCACGGCGACTGGAGCCGCGTGTGGCAGGGGATCAAGCAGATCTTCAGCGGCGCGTGGCAGGTCATCACGAGCCTGCTTACGGGTGCCCTCCAGACCATCGAGCACTACTTCCAGGCCGAGGGTCGCATTTGGCGCGCGATCCTGGAGGCCGTCTGGCACGCCATCAGCGCCAGCGCGAGCTCGGCCTGGGACGGCCTCACGAAGGTCGTGGGCAAGGCGGCCGATGACGTGGCCAACATTGTCAGGCGCGGGTTCGACAAGGTAATCGCCTTCATCAAGAGCCTCCCCGGCGAGCTCGCCGCGCTGGGCGAGGCCGCAGGAAAGGCCCTCCTGACGGGCGTGGCCAAGGGCATCGAGGACGAGATCAGTGGCGTCATTTCGGTGGCGAACAAGGCGAAGAACGCGGTCAAGTCCGTATGGCACGCCGCGTTCGGCTCCACTCCGGACGAATGGGGCAACTACGCGGTTGGCACGCCGCTCATGCAGGGCATCGCGCAGGGCATCGCCGCGCAGGAGGGCAACGTCAAGGGTGCCGCCGCCAAGGCGAAGCAGTCCCTCAAGGACTCCCTGGAGGCCAAGGACATCTACGCCTTGGTCGTTGAGTACGGCCGCACGCTCGGCCTCAAGCAGGCCGAAGGCGTCGTGGGCGGCATCCTCCAGGGGACGCCCTCCATCGTCCAGCAGGCGCGGCAGGCGCTCGTCCAGGCGACCCAGCAGGCGCGACAGGCCGTGCTCGATGCACGGTCCAGCTTCACGCAGGCGTTCGGCCAGCTTGCCAGCGATGCGCTCAACGCCTTCGACCAGAAGGTGCAGGCGTGGGTGTCTCCGGCTCAGAAGCTGCTCGACCAGATGCAGATCGAGGACCAGGTCAAGGCGGCGGCCGACGCCGTAACCCAGGCCCAGGATCAGTTGACCCAGGCCCAGGCCGCCCTCGCGGCTTCGACTGACCCGGACGCGCAGGCGCTCGCCAACCTGACGCAACAGGCGACCAACGCGCAGATCGCGCTCGACAACCTGAAGGCGTCGGGCTCGGCCTCAAAGGACGCCCTGGGGCAGGCGCAGTCGGCCTACGACCAGGCGGCGGCGGCCGTCAAGGCGTTCACGCTGTCGCACCCGGGCGTGTCGACGAACACCGACACGCAGTCGCTGATCGCGGCGGTAACGTCGGCGCAGCAACAGGTCGCGGCGGCCAAGCGCGCCCAGACGGAGCTTGAGCTCCAGCAGGAGGCGGCCCAGCAACAGGCCGCCTTCACCCGGCGGATGGCCACCCAGCGCGAGCAGATGGCGAAGCAGCTTGTGGAACTCCGGAAGGAGTTGCTCAAGCATCCGGCCGCCTGGAAGACGATGGGCGTCAAGGTCGAGGACGTGCTCAAGGAGTACGGCGTTCGCATGGTGCCCTCGGGGCAGACGTGGGCGTCGATGTTCGCCAACGGCATCCGCCAGGGCATCCCCCAGGCGGAGGCCGCCGCCAAGGCCCTGGCCGAGGCGGTCGATAGGTACATGCCGCACTCCCCGGCGAAGGTTGGGCCGCTTTCGCGGCTGCCCAACTGGAGCGCACTCCTGGAGGGGCTGGACTCCACCGTCGGCGTTGCGAACAGGTCCATGGCGCAACTGTCGGCCCCGGCGTTCGGCTCAACAGGCGCCCGCCCGACGCTGGCCCCGGCATCGAACGAGGCGAGCGGCGACGTGATCCTTCAACTGGACGGTGAGGTCCTGGCGCGGTTCACACGCCGCGAGCTCAACCGTAAGGGCAGGCGCAACGTCGGCCTGACGTTTGGCACGACCTAGAAGGAGAGCAGCTTGGCAGTCAAGCCGAAGGTCACGTTCGAGATCGCGTTCGAGAGCAACCCCGTCGACAGCACGTTCGCGTGGACGACTGTCGATGGGGTGCAGGACATCTCGTACACCCGCGGCCAGCCGAACGAGTACGACCGCATCGAGACAGGCGAGAGCACCGTCAACCTGGGTGATGCGACCTCGGCGCTCGATGCGAACAACATCGACTCCCCGTACTACCCGAACGTGCGCCCCATGCGGCCTACGCGGGCGCTCATCACGACGGACGGCGAAGCCTCCTCCCCTCTCACGGTCTCCGGGAACGAGATCACCGACGCCACCCGTGCCGCCGCTCAAGCGTGGGGTGTCACGCGGCAGGGCGGGCAGACGGACGGCCTTCAGGGCGACGGGTCGTTCTTCATCGGCCGGGCAGCAACGAACCGGCACCCGCACGGCCAGTGCGACTCACTCGCGAACTACGGCGCGGTCACCGGCGCCACTCACTCGCTTGACCCGGCGACACGAACGCAGGCATCTCCCCAGTCCGTCAAGGTCGTTACCCCTGGCGTCGCGCAGTTCGAGGGAGAGCAGGCGTACACGGCGACGGGGCAGGCCGCCGCCGCAGGTGTGTTCGGGTCAGGCTCGATCGCCATCGAGGCTGCCGTCGGCGTGCAGGTTGACGTGTGGCTCCGGTGGATCAACACCGACGCCTCCCTCAACGATGGAGCAAAGACGACGTACACCGGGACAGGCACGGTCGAGCGCGTCACCCCGGCACCGCTCGCGGTCGCGGCAGGCAAGACCGGCGACCAGCTCATCATCTACGTTCGCACGCACACAGTCGTCGCGACCATCTTCTGGGTTGGGAACCCGATGCTCGAAGTCGGCCAGTCGGTCGTCGCCCCGTATGTGCCGACGTCGGGCGGCGCGACGGCGACGAAACCGGCCGCACGGGTGCAGGCACCGGCAAGCCTGCTCGACGAGACACAGGGTGGGATCGTGCTGCGTCTCGCGATGGGTTACGACGCGTCGGCGGCGCTGACGCAGAACAACGTCTTCTTCGAGTGGCAGGACAGCGCGAACGAACGCCTCGTGCTCGACTACATGCGCGCGCCGACTCAGACGTGGCGGATCGCCCGAGAGCACAGCGGCACCTTCCAATCGGTCGTGTCCGCAGCCCAAACGTTCCACGCTGGCGACGAGGTGACTGTCATCGCGTGCTGGGACGCAGGCAACGTAAAGATCAGCGTCAACGGCGGCCCGTTCGTCTCCGCCGCCGCGGCACTGATACCAACCCTCGCGGCCACGATGTTCGATATCGGCTCGGCCGGGGGCGGCGCGCTCGTGTGCGACTCACGCGTGAAGTGGGCGGCGACGTTTGAGGGGACGCTCACCGACGCTGACGCGGCGTGGCTGGACGGGGAACTCCAGGCCGGGAACGAGCCGTGGCCCTCCGACATCAACGAGCACGCGCCCGCGGCGCAATGCACCGCCACGTTCCCGTTCGACGACACGAGCTACATCGTGTCCGACGTCGATTACCCCCTGTTCCAGCACTTCATCGAGCGGCTGCCGCGCAAGGCGCGCCTGGGCAACGCCTGGACGCAGCGCGAGCTCACCGGGACGGATGCGTTCGCCTGGTTCGCGCTGACCGGGCTGGCAGGCAAGAGCTACACCGGCGAGCCCACCGGAAGCCGGTGGGGGCACGTACTCGATGACTGCACCTGGCCCGCCGGGCGGCGCAACATCGACACGGGTAGTTCCTCGTTGGACCCGTCCGCGTTCGCGGCCGACGACAGCACCAAGGCGCTGACCCACCTGCTCGACGTCGTGGACAACGAAAACGGGTTCGGCTTCATGGACGCGGGCGGGGATGCGCGGTTCATCGCGCGCCATACGTTCATCACGTCAACCGAAGTGCAGGCCACGTTCGCCGACGTGCCGTCGCTGGCCGAGTACCCCGATGCCATTCCGTACACCGACCTCCAGCCGGAGTCGACCGAGATCATCAACGACTACTCGGGCCAGCGGGACGGCGGGACGGCACAGACGGCCAGCGACACGACGTCCAGCGACAGCTACGGGCCGCGGTCGGAGGCCCTCACGTTCCTCGTGGACAGCGACACCGAGGTAGCGGACGCGCTCCAGTGGCGCCTCTCGCGCACCAAGGATCCGTACGAGCGCATCGACAGCCTCACCGTCAAGCCCGGCGCCAGCATCCAGCGCTGGGTCGTCGTGCTCGGGCTGGAGATTGGCGACCGCATCACCGTCGTGGAGTGGCCGCCCGGCTTCTCCGGGCCGGTGGCGAACGACTACCTCATTCGTCACCTGGCGGTCAGCATCCCCACTTCGGTCGTGGGTGCCACATTCACGTTCCAGTTGACGCCGGTCGACCAGGACTCGTTCGTCGTGCTCGACGACACCCAGGCCGGTCAGCTCGACGCGAACAAGCTCGCGTACTAGGAGGCCCTCTTGAGTGCATCCCAAGGCCCGCGCCTCGTGCGGGCGGAGGACGTCTACGCGCCGCGGCGCATCCGCGCGGGCACGGCGTCCGTGCCGGTGGCCGAGTGGGCCTGGCACAAGTACCCGCCCGTCTTCGATGGCCGCGACGCCCCCGACCTCTCAAGGCGGGGCACGCTCGACGAGAGCTACTCCATCACGGCCGAGGTCAATCAGGGCCGCTGGGTGGCCCGCTGCCCCTTCTGCCCGAGCGCGCAGGTCGCAACGCCCGCCGACCCGCGGTTCTTGTGCGCCGGGGCCGACGGTTGCGCCAACGGGGCCGTAGGCGGAGCGTTCGTGCCCGTCGTCTTTCCCGACGACACGGAGCGCACCGACATCGTGGGCGCGCTCGTCGTGCGCCCGCGAGAAAACCGCAACTGGCGAGCCCCCGAAACGGCGGCCGACCTGATCGAGGAGAACGAGGCCCATGGCCTGGACGGCGCCTAAGACGTGGGTCGTTGGTGAGGTACTCACAGCCGCCAACCTCAACGTCCATCTCCGCGACAACCTCAACGCCCTCAACGGCTCAGGCCCCGGCGGTTTCATCCGCGGAAAGATCAACTCGGACGGCTCGATTGCGTCAGGGACGGGGTTCAGCGTCACGGCCCACACGACGGGGCTCTACACGATCACGTTCACCGTGCCCTTTAGCGCGGCGCCCATCGTGCTCTGCACCGCGGACGAGGGCGTGTCGGCCGTGTTCATAGAAATCAACACGGGGCCAAGCGCGTCGAGCTTCGTTGCCAATCCACGTAACACTTCGGCCGTGTCGGTGGACATCGCGTTTGGCTTCGTGGCGATTCCCGTCTCCTAAGTAGCCGCACCGCTCGACGCCGGGCGTGCCTCTCTAACCCACGAAGGGTTCCGAATGAGGAAGTACCTCCTGGCCGCGCTGGCGGCCGTGCTCATGCTGGGCGGCTCCGCCGCGCCCGCGGGCGCCAAGGCGGCGCCGAAGTGCAACGACAGCTATGCGCTCCACGCGGCCCGCACCCACGTCAAGGCGTCGTGCGGCCAGCGCGTGAGCGACCTCCAGTGGCTCCTCGCGGGCCACCGCCCGAGCGTCTACCGCTCGACCAGGCCGACGTACAGGTGGGCACCGAACGGGGCCTACGGCGCGCGCACCAAGGCCGCCGTCAAGGCGATGAAGTTCCGCATCGGCTACCCCGAGGCGGGCCAGTGTGGCTCCAGGGGCAACGACGTCACGGACACCGCGTCCTCAACGTTCTTCGCCATCCTGGAAGGGCACAAGCCGCGCCCCGCGTGCTGGGTCGGCCTGGCCGCCAAGCGCATCAAGGGCACCGTCCAACCTGGCGCGACCAGGGCGGCCCTCGCGATCAAGGAGTTCGAGCTCTCCCAGCTCGGCGTCCACGAAGTGCCCGACGGCTCCAACCGCGGGCCTCGCATCAGCTACCGCGCAGGCGGCATCGGCCCGTACCAGGGGTCTACCGGCGCCTACGGGTTGGCATGGTGCGCCTCGTTCG